CTTATTGCCCATTCTTTTAATATCAGAATTGTATTCATAGCTCTATGAAGATGTAAAACAGCCCGCATATTTTGCGGGCAAGATAATTAATCAATAATGTGTTTCAGACCATCAGAACACGAACCCGTAGCGTTGATTGATACCGCATTATTAACCTAGTACGCGCATTATTAACCTGGTACGTATTGGTTTGATTGATAACAGTGCTGTGTGCATCTGGTTGCAGTTTATCAGGATATAAAAAAGGCCACGTATTAACGCAGCCTGTTAATTAATGGTGATTTTCATTCAATGGACAAAGTTAACTGATGTCCGATAGCCGATGCGACCTTACCCACCGTATCAATTTTAGTTGAGTGCCGTAAATCAAAGATACGGGTCACTTCCTGCTTTTTCACCCCCATACGGTTGGCTAATTCAATTTGCGTTAATTTGGAATCAAGAAACGCATTGAGCATAAGCACCTTAGAGGCCACGCTTAAGGGCACATCAACATAATCCTGCCCTACGGGGCCAGGAAGCGGGATCTTTTCATTATCTTCGAAGTAAAATTCAAAGGCGGTTATTAGCGCATCGAGTGCCATCTCTAGCGCCTCTTCCCGTGTATCCCCCTGGGTTAAAGCTTCGGGGATATCCGGGAACGAGACGAAATAACCGCCCTCTTCTACTGGCTCTAGTGTGACTGGATATCGCATATTTTTAATGGTGAACCTGTGCGAGAACCCGCCCCTTGCGAGGCGGGTTTTTATCACAATCCTAATTGCTTAATGATTGCTTTCCTCAGCGGCTCTTTGATCTCTTGGCTAGGGTGTCTCGGCATAATGCTTCGTTTCCCCTGGTATCTCAGTTTCAGATGGTTTGTCCCATTTGAAACTTCGACGCCTTGAGCTTCCAGCCACCGTCTAAACTCGCTTTGCTTCACCACTCCTCCATTCTGTTGAACACACAAACACAGTAAACATTTATGCTTACCATGTCAACACTTTTGTTTACCACATAGAAAAGGTAAAAATAAACCTTACCGAAGAGAGACCAATCAATCTAGCCAATCACAGGCGAATACTTCTGTTTCAATCCATCGGATTTATAGGCCGTGTTCCTTATCACGCTGGCGTTCTCCGGCGTACCTGTATTGTGGTGCGTATGGGCGGCAGTCTGTTCCGCCAGTGCTTTAACCACATCCAACGTCTCTAACATCAAGGTCATGACATTGATTTGCTGGCTGCCCACCCAAACCACGGGCGCGACGATTTCTTGCCTGGTGCCGGCGATACTCTGCTTAAGCAGACCAATCTTCTCTATCAGCTTTTGTCCGATTTCGATACTGGCCTCTTTCCCCACACTGGCAACGAAATTTGATGATGTCACCATACTATAGTCACCGTCTGCGATTTGCTGGACAGCGCCCGCCAATAGCGTAGACGTGCCCAAAACCGTGGTTTTATCCGTGGCCTGTATCGTGGTTTCCCGTGCGACTACGGTACGCATTTCCGTGTCTGCCCTGACTTCACGGTGCATAGACGATTCATCAATAGTTTGGTCAGTCTGACGAATCCAACTCCCTTCCTGAGTCACCCTCTGCGAGACTTCCGCCCGCTGTTGCTGCAATTGTTCGCCTGGCTTGATATCGGGCAAGGTATTGCCCTGGCTTAATGTCTGCCGGATAAAGGGCTTATCCGGCCTGCCTGCCTCAAAGGCGATTTCAACTACCGTTCCAACTGGCGGATATTGAAACATACCGGATTCACTGCCCGCCATCGGCAAAGGCAGCGGTACAGCGTGGTAAACAGGAGCGGCAGCATCGTTACCGTCACCAGCCAATAATTGTACATCAACGGCATAGCGTGGCCGGAATGGGGCGGAGATATCGCCGCTGACCGTATTTTCAGTGTGTGCCTCAATGCGGGCAAATTTGGGTAAATGCAGCCCTGCCGATAATTCGGGGTAGGCGGCATCAATCTGACGCTGCATTGGCGTTCTGGTCTGCGACTGACCGGTCAGTTTGTTGACGGCTTCCCATGTAATGACCATGTTTGCATTGCTCAGATTGACTTTGTTCAGCCGGTGCTGGTTGATCACCACGCCAGGGCGCAACGATGGGATCATGGGAATGGTCAGCGCATTGCCTGCGGACTGGCGCTGGCTAAATTCATTGGGGATCTCTACCGGTTTCCCCGCAAACATCGAATGCGCTCCGCTGCCCACATAAACCGAACCCTCCGGCAACTGATGCCAGAGATAATCCTCAATCGAAAAAACCTGCCCAAGATTAGCCAGCAACTGATAGCCGGTACCATGATGGGTAAAATGCGCGATGGGTGTCTCTGTATAAGGGGCATCCGGCAATGTGAAGGTCAGTCCGCTGTACTCCTGCAACCAGTCCGCAATCTGGCTCAGTGTTGGATGCTGAAATGAACACGGCCATAATCGGTCAAACACGCCGACCAGCTCACGCACAAACAAACGCTGATAACCGTTTTGAGCGGGCTGTGAGCGCTCCACATAGCCCGTAAACCAGCGTAATACCAAATCCGTGTAACCCACGTCCAGCCGCACCATTTTTCCGGTGTAGTCCGTTGTCGTCTCCGCCGTGATAAAGCCACGGCCACAGGATGCCAGTTCCAGCATAATATTGGCGTCAACCAGGTGAATTTCATCACCGGAAAGATAGAGCCGGTTAATCGGTGTCATTATTTAGCGGGGCCTATTTTGTCATTGATAGGTTTCAGTACCTTGCTTTCAAACCAGCTCAATTTTTCCGGCGCTTCCTTGGCGGTAGCACTTCCTTGCGTTGTCTGTGTCTGCTTCTTAGTCTGTACCTTGTCGGCAACGCGGGCGTCTCGTTTTTCAGCAACGGATAAATGTTCACGCAAAGTAAATGTGACCTGCCATGCCTGTTTGCCGTCAATCTTGCTGGCATCAATGGTATGGGTGAATGTCCCGATGCGAAAGTTAATAGCACCTGCGGTCAGATTAGCGACACGGTAGCGTTTCAGATTGCCGCCGTCTTTCGCTTCCGCCAGTGCAAACAGGCGTGACAGTATCTTTTGTTCGGTAAAGGGGATGATCCCCGTAATGCGCAACTCTTTAGGCTTAATGCCTTGCTCCGCTACGGCGGTACTGGATGACTGGCCGCTTTGGTCTGTGTCCTGAAACATCACCGATGGAGTTACGGTCAGACTTTTTAATGGGATGGCCTCGCCATCAAGGGCCAGTGTGATAATTTGGCTCATTGTGTAGCATCCTTTCTAATGCGCGAATATCGTCCCCGGCAAATAATGTCGCCAGCGTGTAAACGGCGTCCTGTTCGGGAATATCCTGACGCAGTTTTTCGGCCAGTAATGCGCCATTCCCTTTCCCTGAAAATGTCCAGACACGGGCCGATTTATTCCTGGCGCCATTCAGAGCGACTGTAACTTGTTGTAAGGCGTTCTGTCTTACCGTGGTGAAGTTTGTTAATTGTGATTTCAATCCCGCAATGCTGCTGCCGGCGCTAACCTGTGTTTCAGCCTGAGCAATCAATTGTGCATTCACGGCCATGCGGCTGGTTAATGTTGAAAATGGTTGCAACGGAGGCAAGCCGCTGCCCGGTTTCCCAGGCAATTGCATTTTGGTGATCGCCAGACGTTCCGCTGTCTTTGCCATACGGATAACCTGAGAAAATACCGGCAACGGTAACACCGCTGAAAATTGGGTTAAATGCTGGATAAATTCATTATGCGTCTTCGCGCAGATCATGAGTACCACGGCGCTGATGTTTCCCGTTCCCCGGATTTTATTTGCCAGATAATTGATGGCGTTTGCCGGACTCAGGTAGTGACCACTGTCCACTTTCTGACCGATACCGTATACGAACGGATGGACGGACAACATCGAGCAATGCATCTCCGTCATATTCGGAGAGATGCGCATTATTTTCCGTTGCCAATTCATCACGCGGGTTGCTCAGGCCAGTTGATATCGGGGGCAGTAGAAAGGTCCACTCTGTTCACCCGCACACGATATTTTTTCCATTCCACGAGTGCTGATTTTTCGGCATCCGTGGCGATATCCAGATCAATGGCATCCTGTAAGGGCTTAATTGCTGCATCGGCCTGCTGCTGTAGAGCGATTTTTTGCTGTTCAGCCTGTTCAATTTGATGAGATTTTAGGGCTGATTTATCTGTGACCCATTGCTTACTCTCCCACTTATCAAAGGGGGTTTGGGGTGATTGCAGGGTAAGATTATCTGGCAACGCGCCGATGGCGGTAATATTGATCGGCTGGCCTGTATCGGTTACATACGCCGTTTTACCCCGATAGTCAGGCACATGTCGCCAGGATTTTTCATCTATGCTACGACAAATCGCAACATCATGCGTGTCAGGTAATTCTGGCGCATCCAGATACGCATTAGCCGCAACAGAAAAACCGCGGGGCACGCTATCCATATCGGCCCCAATATATTCCCGTGTTTCAGGATGACAACGATAAACCGCAACCCATCCGCTAACAATAGCTAACCCATCCTCATCAAACCGGGCCATTTGAATATTTGCACTATATTTAGACATTATTTTACCCTCGTAATATAAATCACTGATTTGTTAACAGGTCGGTTCTCATTTGCGGTCGGAACCACTCTGGATGCGTCAAATGTCCATGAAATCACCCCACCACCGGCACCGGCTGCCCGGCCACCTGCCTTATACTGGTAGCTGAATGCACCAGACGCGTTGCTCCCGCTCTCAATAGTGGGATTACCTAATGATCCCGTGATATTTCTGATCGCGTCCCCCTGAACACTCCCTAGCGAACGACCAGAGTCCAGCCCCCGCCCTCTATCTAAACCACGCTTAAACAGCCCCCTGTCATCGGGTAATTTCAGATCGGAAAAAATTTTGGCGAGTTCAGGGTAATCTGCCGCCCGGAATGAGCGCCCCTCATTGGGTTCATATCCGGCGGGTATCGGCGCAGCTGCATGCCATTCGATAGTAGCGCCAATCGGGATACCTATCGTAATCTTTTGCTCTACGGCACCGTTAGAGTTGAGAAATCTGGTGTGCAACTGTGCATCGGCATCAATCCAAATTTGCCCCGTGTCACCCCCTACACCGATACTCACCCCTTTGGCCCATCCATTTTCCCGACCACAAGAAAATGGCCCTGAATAATGTCTGCCGGGTAGCTCAGTCATATAGGTAGTCTGGTGATAGGCGCCAACATCACTCGCCATCAAACTGATATCAGACGATAGCGATTTCCCGTTAATTCTCCTGTCATTCGATACAGCATTCATTGCCTGTTCGACGGTTTCCACTAAACCGATGTTTTTGACAAATTCACTCTTATTGGGAATATCTGCGCCGTTCTGGCTTTTAGCCAGGCGACTATTGGCGTTTTCGCTGACAACGGTTAATGCCGCATTAACAGCATAATCCCCTTTCGGCTGTTTCCCATGCAGGCCACTTTCCAATGCCTGTTGGGTCGCATATTTCCGTTTCACGCTATCAATCTCTTGATGAATAGCGGAAATATCACGGTCATTCAATGACCCTTTAATGCGCAAATCCATCACATCACCGTGACCATCAATACCCGCAACCGCAAAGACATAATGCGGATACCCTGCCACATCGATGTAGTTTTTAAGATCATTGGCGGCGATGATATGAACGACGGTTTTCCACTGGCTGACCACATTGCCTTGATAGCTAAAATCCGCATAAACGCGGGTATCGCGCAGGCGATTAAGTGTTTGGTCAAACGCCAGCTCACCCCGCAACCCGCCGATATAAGCCAGCCCCTTTTTGACCGTGTACCGGTCATCACGACGAACCACGGAAAACCCATCACCGAAAAACGCCGCCTCACCGTAACTGTCGGTATTCATCAGGCGCTGCATTTCATCGATGCCAGATAAACGGGCGGTAAAATCAATCTGCCAGGTTTCCGCCGTAGTCATGATAGCCGTCTCTTTGGCTGCCCCTTCAAATTCCAGTAAAAAAGAGCGGGTCAGCACATTTCCCTGTAACCCGTTCGCGGTCTTAATTTTTTTCTGCGTTGGGGCATGGGTAATCATGCCAATAATGCCAGAAGCCTTATTTATCAGGCCAATCCAGTTAAAATCAAAATGACCGACTTCCGTTCCCAATGTGACACTGTAGGCTACCGCATTTTCGCTAGCTAACCCTGTTTTGTTCACAGCCTGGCGATGCACAATATAACTTTCTGCGGGTAATTTCTCATCGCGATTAATGGCAAGAGCGGGATCTAAATCCGGCACATAAGCAAAAACAAACTCATCCAAAACCACGAGCTTTCCCGCCGCGGCCTGCTGCGCTTTCCATTTTTCAAAGTCTACTGTAATCACTGACGCCATATTATTTCCTTATAATGATGCACCGTAGGTCATATTAGGTGCGGTAATCTCCTTTAAACTGGCGCTATCAAAAACGGACTCACCCGACATGTAACCCACTTTTAATAGCAGGAGCGGCGAGAACATGGCCGCGTAATAACAGCAATATTCCACGCCTAAGCTGCCCACACGCATAAACAGTTTGTTATTCGTCATCACTTCAAAACGGTAGCGGCGGCAAGTGCGGCCATACTGACGAATGATGCTCATCAGCAAATCAGGGTTTTCAGCGACTTGCCCGTCACTGACACGCAAAATAATCACATCCCAATCTATTGCCGGTTGTCGTTCCCGTACTTCAACATGGCCGACACCTAAACGTTCAAAGATAGCGATAAATCCCGCGACACTGCCCGCCTCTCTGGTATTAATAAACGCGTATTTCACCCGTTTGCGAAATAATGTCAGCGGTTCACCGTTAAAGCGCTGGATGTCCCGCTGATAGGCCAATATCGGCAGTAATTCCGCCGAACAAGTTTCTGCGTCCAATTGGGCTAACGGCCATGTCAACCAGCGATAAATCATTAACCAGAACTCACGCGCGGCCCAAAGCAGTTTGGCGGGTTCTCCCTTATCCATCCATGACGGCAAGGCCAGCCGCCTGAGTCGTTCCCTGAATTCAGACATTCTTCACCTCAATTATCAGTGATTGCAGCCTGGGCACACTTAAATCACTTAGAATGTCACCCAATGAAAAGGTCAGTGATTCAATCTCGGCAAATTCACGGTGTATTTCTTGTCCCAGGTTGGAAAAGGAAAATCGGGCATACGGCCAGGTTTTTTTCACGTGATATTCCCTATTTTCCCGAAAGGCGCAGCGGATCAGGTTCTCAACATCCGTTTTTAATGTTGTTGCCTGTTCCTGGCTGTAGTTCGCCAAATTTGCCACAAACAGCGTGACCGATAATTCATGATGCGTTTCGGGCATCGGCAGACACTGCATATCATCCCCATGCCCATGATGCCCCTGATGGGTGATGTAATCGTTCACCGCCTCAATAAAGGGCTGGCTGATGACCCCGGAATCCAGCAACAAATAGGCGTTTGCGGTGCCGGCGCCACGAGGCGCATCATGCAGGAAAAAAATGCGATCAATGCTCAAACCTGCCACAGCGGCAATCATACCGCGGTAAACTGCATCTGTATGATAGTTGCCCACCCAGTTATATTGGTTCCGACAACGGTCACGCAAATCATCATCGGATTCGGCATCTGCACCGGGCGTCAATAGCCAACCCTCTTCATTCTGTACTCGCTCAATGCCCGACACTGCCACGGGCAGGATACGAAAATAACCGGGGGCAAGGTTGAAAGCACCGCCTGCCGCTTCTGCCCTGACAGGCAATAAGGCACTGGACACATCATCAGCCATCACTACGCTTTCCGTGGTGCTGACACGGTAGATTTCGCCATTAATGCGTTCGGTCTGGATCACCGTTCCGGCGGGCACGGTCACTGTTGATGCACCTGCGGTTTTATAGAAGCGGAGCACACCCTGCGCAGCGGATGCGGGTTTACGTTTCAGGTTGACGCCCCACGCAAACATATCCAACCATGTGCCGGATGCAGTCGCCAAATACATATTTTTTAAGGTGACATTGATTAACGCCGCTTTCAGCCATAGCACAGGGCGCGTTACTATGGTGTTAATCAGCCGCCAAAACGGGGACATCCGCGAGGTATTGGTCACCAACCCGGCTTCATCGACCACTTTAGCGAATGCCATGCTGATGTCGGTTTCCGTGGTTGGCATCCCGCTATCACGTAAGACCTTTTCATAATCAATCGTCGGTTTCGTTTCCACTGCTCACACTCACGTTAATACGGCCAAAATCATAAGTTTCAGCAGTTATCCATAACTTAATGGGTGATTCTTCATTAATGATGACGGTTCCCGGAATAATCCGCTCATCGTCTTCGACCAGTATGCCTATCTGTGTGTGAATGTCTGCCCGTAGTGTTGGGCTGCGTTCGGCGATAAGTTTCGTTGCCAAGCCACTTTCAAGAATGGCATGTACACAATCCTGACCGATGGAAATACGGTTATGACAGAAACGTGGCTCATTCCCTGAATTAAGTGTGAAATTGCGCTCACTAATGAATAAATCAATATATTTCGGCTCATCCATATGCCACTTGTTCCCATTCCGTTAATTGCTCCGGTGTCATGCCGTTGGAAATATTCAACGTCACAGTTTCAATTCGGCGACTGTTATCATTGATGGTCTGTGAATGGGTTGTTATTTCCTTGAGCAGACCATTTTTAGTCATGCCCTGTTTTCTCCCGCCTGTTAATATCTCCTGCGTTTCAGGGGGGTTAACCCATTTACTTGGCGAAATCCTTTGAGGCAGTCTCTGTAATATCTCACTGGGTTGAGAAATAATTTTTGGGTTATTTCCATCAATACCCATTTCAGGGATCTTCACTTTTCCCACAGGTTCGATGACGGTTTTCTCAATAGCCTGGGTTTCAATATTGATACCGGGAATATTATTTAATTTATCTATAACCCAATGGTAGCTGTCGGAAAAGGAGTTCATCAGCCAATCCCATAAGCCGCCGAAAATATTGCCGATATTCTCCACAATGCCCGCAAAGGTATCCACCAGTGAAAAACGGCTAAACCCGTTACACAGGTTATTCCAGCCCTCGGCGATCCCGCCCCAAACCGCACTGAATATCCCGCCAACCCATTTCACATACACCGCCACCATCCTAAAGGCGGTTGTGTTCATCAGGGCCGCTTTGATGGCATCCCAATGCCTGATAAGCAGATAAATGCCAACAGCCAGCAACGCAATAGCAGCAATAATCAGCAAGATCGGCCAGGTCATGAAGCTGAATGAAATACCCGCTAAAAAGGCTGCAATCCTGACAGCCCGCAATACCCCATGTAACACGCGTAATGTGGTGTTCCATGCAATAATGGCCGCGTTATAGAGCCACACCGCCGCCGTACCCAGTTTCATAACGAACGTACAGGCCGCCCAAATCCCCTTAAGGCCAAGCCAAATAAATTTAGATACGCCCATGACGATATTGGCGGCAGCCCCCGCAGCGGCAAAACTCAGAATACTGAAAGTGATATAACCGACCCAGCGGGCGATATTCGAAAACAGTTTCAGCCAGCGCACCAGTAATTGACCGGCATTAGCAAGCTTATTGACCAATGAAGAAATAACCGGGAGCAATGTTGAACCTACGGCAATACGGATATTCTGCCAAATAGCGTGTAACCGCGCCCACGGGTTCGCCATCCGCTCAGCCATTTCGCGAGCACGTTTCAGGCCATCATTGGCCCCTAATGCCGAAATATTCTTACGCAGCATATCCACATTGCTTCACAGTCACATGCAAAAAAGCTAATCCCCATGATTAAGGATAAACCTACCCCAAAAAAAACCGATATAGAATTTTACGAGGAGATTTGGCGAGAGAGGATTTTAATACCACAAAAAACTCTTGACGCAATGGAATTTAAAATAACGTTAACAAAAACGAAATGAGCAAACTTGAAAAAGAAGAAATCAAAGAGAAACTTGAAAATGTAATTAACGGTAGAGATATCCACAATGCAATTTACATATATACAGACAGAAAAGTGAACAACATAAGAAGGCTAGCAGCCGGTATCGGCGTAATACTACTTCTAAGAAAAACAGTTCATGATGATGCTTTTTTTGACATTAAAAAAGCTATCCTAGTTCCAGTAATTCAATTGATTTCATACAGGATGGATACCGTACTGAAGGATCATGCTGTAAATACTACTTTCTCGCATATTTGCTGGATTCCGATCTGCTACATAAATAGTAAAGCAGTAATGATACCTGTGATTAGGAAATGCGATATTTCATTAATGAATAAGGCAGAAGGAGAAATCGTTATAATCAACCCATTTAGCGATTGAATTAATAAAAAAGAATATTAGTAAACAGATGATACACAGGTCGGCATGATGTTATACGACTGAATAGTTGAAGTGAGGTTTAACGTTGATAAGTAAGCCTGCAGTCTGAAGAAGGTAGCAATAATTAATAACTGACACTGGAGTTATGTAGTATGACCCATTTTCTTTATCATCAATGCAAGGATTCAAGAGAAGCCGAGGAATTCAGAGACAAAGCTGAGGTTACAGAAATCCGCAGGACTTTATTGATAAGTTCTGGAAAAACAATTATCGATAGTCAGCTATCCCCTGATACTTCAGATGTTTTGAAACAACTGATCAATCGAGACATGAGCAAAGGGGATGACCTAGTTATTTTAGATCTTAACAGTTTGGGAAGGAACTCAGGAATGATTCAGGAGAACATAATCCGTTGTGCGAAGAAGTCCATATGCATACACTGTTACTCTCCTCAAAAGAAGCTAACACCGACGGCTGATGGATATATTTTTACGTTACCACTTCCTAAGATTCAAAATGAATGCAGAAGGATGAACCTGGCTGCTTTGAAGACAAGGAATATCACTAACCCCTTAGGAAGGAAAGAGGGTAGTAAATACCGAATAAAAATCGAGGCAGCTAAGCGCAGTGGGCTAACTCAATCGCAAACAGCCAAAAAACTGGAGATCAGTTTATCGACAGTTAAACGTCACTGGAGCAACGGAATTATCGGTTAACATTTCATGTCCAAGTACAACCTGTAATTACCGCCATCCCAGATGGCTATATAATCCACCCAGAATAAGGATAACTTCAGAGTAATTTTATTAAATATCAATAAGGTCAAATAAAACGCTAATACAAGGTATATTGTACCTTCTACTCGAATTATTGATGCACGGTCGTTACCTCATGCCCCGGTATATGTAATATATATTACAGTTCCATTGAGGGTGTGTCTCAGTAAAACACTGAATGCGGGTGCATCTTGTCATGCGGGTAGCGATTGCGCTACCCATTACCAGACAGTAAAGATAAAAATATAGCTAATGGTATATTATGAAATCACCTTATGAATTAACCGAGAAAGAATTTGAATTACTACTAAAAACAGCAGAGAGGAAATACGATTCACCTATAGAGCGTTATATTCTCCGTAAATCTCTTTCTGTGGTATATAACATCCTTGAACACCATAATCGTATATTTGCTTTCCGTGCTGATCATAAGTAAGATATTTGAAAAGAAACCGAAAGATAATTATGGGAAAAACTTGGACTAAGTGGGAAGTTATGGAGATTCAATTGTAAATCCTTTTCAATATTTGAAAGGCAGACCGAACGAGAATCATGCTTAGTCTGCCACCTGATTTTACTAAGCTCAATCAGTTTGACCTGCCTATTCAGACTCGTTATCGAATAACTTACCTTGCAGGCGATCTAGTTCCTCCTTTCGAATACGTTTCACTACGCTGTAAATCCATTGAATAGAAACACCAAACTTACGAGCCAGATCATGATGATTTTTACCGTTAAATTCGTTGAAAATCTCACGATCACGGAGGCTGACTTTCCAAACCATGCCCATAGGAAAATAGACATTCTGACCGCCCCAAACCTGCATCATATGGTTCGCAACAGCTTCACCAATTTGTTCGGCTAACGCAGGCTCAACATGGATTATTTCACTGACCGTGCAGGCTGTATGCTGTGCCAGTTCGACCAGCAACTCAGGACCTTTGCTACGAAAGTTATTCACATCATTCATACTTTTTCCTCGTGACGCGGTTCTGCCACTTCTTCAGTTTTTCAATAATGCTGCTGGCTTGGTCTGAATCTAACCACTGTAAACCATCAATATTCGTTTTACGTTTAATCCAGTGAGCTAAGGCTTGTTCAGAACCATTACGAACAATACCTATAGATGCCATTTCCAGCCACAATGCACGTATCTTCTTTGATTGGGGATGACTATCTAATGGATGTGATGTTTTGGATTTCCTAAAGGATTTAATCTTAAAACCGCGCTTTTTCATAGCTTCCAAAACGCGAGTTAACTGCGGGATATCCATCTCCCGCGTAGAGGCTTTTCCGGTTTCTGAAAGTAACATCTGGCGATACGTATCCTCGTCTAGTTTTAGATCACTACGTGCAATATGAATAAGCTGAATAAGTTTCCGTTTTGCCATCTTATTCATCCTCTACTATGTACTCTTGAATTAAGTAAACCAAAATAGCCAGCATTAACTTGATACTACTGAATTTGGCTTTGTATAAAGCCGTTTTATCCATGTGTGGTCTCCAGTGGCTGTAAATCCCATGTTGACACAGATACACCGTATTGCTGACTGCAATGTGGACAAACCAAGATTAAATCAACAACCCACTCACCAAATTCAGGGGTCTGAATAACCTTGGCTTGTTTTAGGTTCATTTTTTCAACAGGTTGTTTGCAGTGATTACATGTTATTTTCATAAGTATGTTCCTTACTTAATTTTCTGTTCAAATGGATAATTGAAAAATCTTCTTTACCTGAATTAATTGATATTTCATTAATATCTTTTACAACAGTTTTATTTACAGAATGACGGGGTGTAAGAAGCCGCAGTAGTTTTAAACATAACTTTTCTTTCTACCATATTTAATTATCTGTTACTTAATGAATGTATTTATTAATACCAATATATTTTCTTCTTTTCCTCAACAAAGAAACCTTTTTTTTCAAGTAGATCGATAATGAAATTCCGAACTTAATGTTTCTAAGACTTCCATTTCTTTGATTATGGTATGTTCCGCCCTTGTTGTAACCAACTTGAAATTAATAAAATCAGAAATTAGTCTAATCCGCCTTGAATATTTAACTTGTGATAAGGCAGTTTTAATATGAATATTGTTAATATTAATTGTTAAGTAGAACTTTTTCTTATAATGATATCTTTAGCTAACACTGCGAATAATATTGGCATCAACCATAGGTATCTCATTAATTGCAGCCATGTTCATAGCTGCAATAATCAAGTTTCCGATAGCTAATGGATATAATAAACTAACAGTTTCTTTACCGCTATGCCGACTAAGACATAAACGGTCACGGATAGCACCAATAGCGCTATTATCTAAAATCTTGTTAGTCTTCATGCCTACGCGACCAAATTTAAAATCCAGAAATGTTTCCAGATAATCATTAAGAGGAAATAAATTAACAACTTCACAACGTTGTACTACTTCACGAACCTCTTGATTACGTTCAGATAGTTTCAATTCCAGTTCAGGCTGACCAATCAAAATGATCGATAACAGTTTTTTAAATCCATCTTCCAGTTCAAAGAATCGTTTAAGGTGTTTTAATGTTGGTAAAGGCAACGAGTGTGCTTCTTCTATTATTAACACATGTTGATAGCCAGCGCGTGAACTGTCTTTCAATATTTTGTGCAATTGGCGGAAGCGTGCTTCAGGCGATCGTTTCAAGTTTTCCAATGGCGCTAAGGTATTCACAATAGCTTCAGCAATGTTTGATGCTTTCAAGGTTTTACCTTTTACATCATTGTCTTCCATTGCTAATACATAGGGTTCAATAACAATAACGGGGGTATTTTCCCTGTTAATACGGTCAATAAGGTCACGACGCAGTGTCGTTTTACCTGAACCCGATTCCCCTGATACTGCCAGAAAACCACCATAGCGGGCTGTTTGATACATGGCTTCTCGTACATAACGGCTATCTGGAGTCACAAAAACATCTTCAGCACTTTGAATTGCACTATCTTCAAATGGATCACGAAATAAACCAAAGTGCTTTTTCGTAGCTGGAAATAACACTTGTTTTTTTAGTAACATGTTTTCCTCCTCAGAAATGAGGGTTGTATTTTTATTATCGATATAGATATCTGATTGATTGGTTGTTTGTACCACCTCAAAACTTTTTGTGGTATCGATACCTCTTTTTGCCAAGAAATCAGTAATACGCTGACGAATTGCATCTGCGTTCTGTCGTGGCCATATATTGTGATTAACAATTTGAGCCAACGCCGCCGCTGAAATTCCTGCCGCACTTGCTGCTGCACTTTGTGTTAACTGATGTACCTGTAACTGCTGTTTAAACACCAGCATAATAATCCCCCGTTAAGCGGCTATTTTTATTTCTGCATATGCCATTGATAATAAGAGATAGCAACATCATTCCCTGGAAAAATATCCTTTATATTTCTTACGTTATGATGAGTTTCACGAAAACAAACTGGATCACTTTTATAAATAAACCTCAGTTGTATTTTGAGTTGTCAGTGAAAGCAGTGGATCATGAATTTTAATTGCCATTTTTCTTTTCCTTAATATACACCATGAAAAATTAATTACCGTTAACAATATTGCATACAACAGTTGTTGATTTCCCTATGAATTCATCAACCAACTCATCAATTTGATCTGTTGGAACACCATTAGGAAAGCGTTTAACTATTTGCTGATAAAATTCACCACGCCATGTCTTACCATGTAATTGAAACCGTTCACGTAAAATTTTGACAACATCAACCGGGTTCATAAGCTGTTCAATTCGTGGACTATGTACCGTAGAGGCTTGTCCACGTTTTGGCATATACGTTGGTGCATCATTACGTTCAATATCCAAATATGGATCAAACCGACCATTGAGGGGAAGTGTTTTCAATTTACGTGCTATTTCAGTTTCAGCCGTGTTGTTTGTCCCCATGATTTTCTGTTCAACTTCGGCTAAATTACGTTGTGCAATTGTTTGAGGAATGGCTTGGAATTCACTACCAATTACAGGTGCGCCGATGGCAAAGCCGTACTCATCTTTAGTGACTTCATTAACAAGATGGAAAGCCTCAAAGCCATCTTCACCAGTAATGACTACCTGTGCTTCTTCGTCACGCCACGGATTGCGGGTGATCATGATAGAATCACCAACACTCACGCTAGGAACAGTACTGACGTCATACTCACGTCCCCTGAAAGATACTCGCAAGGTTGCCTGTACTTTACGGCTTTCTGGGGTGCTAATTGCCAATTCACGACAAATGTTAATGGCAGGTGCTTTTACTAACTGTTCTGCTGTGATTTTTAGCCAGCAATCTGTACGGGTTTGTCCATGTCGGCTATGTATTGCACTGCGGTTAAACTTCATACGCCATAGCCGTGCCAGGCGGTTAAGTTCATCAATATCATCAACCTGTCGAAAGCGTAAACCAGATTCGAAATTGCGTTCGATGATGTCACGTGCTTTTTCAACAGACCCCGTAGCACGGGCGTTACGGGCCTTGTGTTGTATCATTTGAATGCCTAGGGCCTTACACAAGTTACGTAGTGTAGGTGCTGTCAAAGCAGAACCGGGGTCAGTAAATAAAATTTGGGGTACACCGTGTAATACATCTGCGTCACCACGATCTTGCATTGCGTTAATCAACACAGAAGTAAAATTCTGACTGGTTTCACCGCCAAATAAGTATTCAACATATATCCAGCCACTTGTGTGATCTGTTAATTCAAACGACCAGACCCGATCATTAATGATACGAGCCAGATTTTTCGGCTTATTTTTATTAAATTCAGCCACAGGCATCATGCGTAATCCACTGTCAACCCCATTGTTTTTATTAGGGTTTTTTAGGTAATACAACACACAAATTGAGGCGTCTAATTCCCAGACATGATTGGGATGCAGGCTAGCCAATTGTAGGCTGGGCGCAGGCATTTTCAACTGTTCAGGATGAAGTTTGTACTGGCGCAATGCACGACTAATAGCGTCAATGGATAACGGAGAAAATTCACCTGTTTCGGTATCAATATGGCCTGCATTAATCAGGCCATTTGAACGCAGATCATTAACGGCCTGCTCGAGGCTATATAACCGTTTCCCTGTATTACGAGTGGCCTCCATCAATACCCCTGAGATCAAAGTTGCTTCTTCACGTGTCAGCGCGCTATTACCTGCATCAGAACGTTTCTTGCGTGGCTTTTTGCCAGAAACTTCACCAAGTTTTTTAATCAATGTTGAACGTGACATACACAGCTCTTCACAAGCCGCCCGATATATTGCTTCTTTACTGCCATGTCCGGCTTTATGTGCTGCCTGTGCAATAGAAACTAATCGTTCGGTCATTGTGGTATTCATGTTATTGCCCTTATTTCTTCAATTTCTTTTCAAGCATTTTTTTCAATTCAGATTTATTCATGTGCCTCTTCCTTATCCATCCATTCTGGTCGTTCGAATCTTTCCTCTTCTGCTTCCGCACCTTCTTTAGCCCAATCAGGAACAATGCTGTGTTCTCTGTACTCAGGCAGATTAAAGTGATTACGTAGGTTACGAATTTTGACTTCAAGGTCATCGAGTACGCCTGCCATAAACCCAACATGACTAATATCGGTGCGTGTGGTATGGTCATTAAGCGTTTCAAATCCATTGAAAAGATTGGTGATAGCGGCATCAATAGCAAAAGACAATGAATTAACCTCTTGTGTCAAAGCTGCACCTTCTTCTTCCGGTTTTTCATGATTGATTCGGCGCTGAAGTTTGTGCTGGATTTCAGATTTCTCCTCAATCAAACTACTAACAAGTTCCTTTTTTTCTTGTACCGTCTGACGTGAAATATCCAGATCAGCACGTGTATCACGCAGGGCTTTACGTAGTTCGCGGACAGACATGCGATCAATATCATCTAATGTCAGACCAGCTACAGTGCCACCTTCAGCCAATTCAGACAGTTCATCATCGTCTTCAAGCATCAATTCATACAGTTTGGAACGTCCCAAAAGCGAAAACGTTTTCGCTTTTGTTTCTAATCCAGGTGAAAGAAATTTGAGTGCAGCTTGTGCCATTTTTTGGGCAATACGGGGTTCCAGACCGAGTTGATCCTTAACGATGTTAACAAACTCGCCATGAGGTTCATTCTCTTTAAGAATAATGAGGCGCTTCCCAGCTTCTAACATCGCTTCGGCACTCTGAGCCATGTAGAAACGGGTTTCATGGACGATGCGATCACGTTCATACGGCAAACCATCACCAAACTGTTCCATGATTTGCAGACGGTGTGTTGTCATAGCGTTGAGATTGACCTGTAGATCGTCGGCAAGTTGAACATCTTCGGCCAGTTTTACTGATGTTGTATTTTTTGAGCGTGCCATTATATAAATCCCCTGTTAATTAATTTCTGCTACCAGCGAGAACGCGCTGATTCATTTCCGTAATTCTGGCTTGAGTGTTAGCCATTTCATTTGAGAACGATTGTGCTATTTGTAGTAATTGCATACCTGGTGCATATCTGCCGCTACTCAGTTTTTGCGCCAGCCCTTCTTCTATTAATGTATTTAGTGCACGATTAATATTTGCGGGAGATTCCCCCAGTAATTCCGCTAATTCACCATTACTCAGCCCAGACAAGGAATGACCACGTAGAGCCTTAAGAACCCGTAATATGCGCGTACCAGAACTGGAAACGTTAATTTTGCGCATGTCACACTCTCCCTTTTCAATATGTGATAATCTGTTACATAAAGTGATAAAATAGTTAGGCTAAATTTAAATGCCTAAACTTGGCGTTTTCAGACCTAGCTTTACAGCTATTTCATGGGCCTTTCCGTAATTAGCTTTGGATTGTCCATTAAGAACTCGGTATACAGCTTCGCGGGAATACCCGTTCTCCTGTGCCCATTGGGTAATAGTGATGCCGTGTTGATGAAAGCGGCTTTTAATTTTCTCGGGTGTCATGCTATGGCCTCCGGTAATGCAATGATGTTTGTACAATACATGACATTATTGTCCCATTAATGGGACTTGTAAAGGGTTTTGGTGACAAAAATGTCTCTTGGTGAGAGATTAAAAAAAGAGCGTGAGCGATTGGGGTTTAGTCAGTCCGATTTCGCAGAGATGGTTGGCGCATCAAGAAAATCACAGATAAGGTGGGAAAAAGACGAATCTGCACCAGGGGCTGATGCTATAAGCCTTTGGGCAAAAGCTGGTCTTGATGTGTTGTACCTAATAACAGGGCAAGTTCAACAGTCAGCCTCTACCATTTACAAAAACAGTGAGATAGATACAGAATTACTGGGAAAAATTGTTCATAAACTAGATTCGATGGCACAACAGGCTAATCGCCGCTGGACGCCCGATGAACTCGTCCTGCAATCATCAAAAATATATAACTTTTTAATTAAAGAGTCGGTTGTCGATGACAGTAGAATTGACAGAGTATTAAAGCTAGTTGTTAATCATTAAAAAAAGTAAAGGATTTGCATGAACAGAAGAGATGAAGAATTACAAACATTAGCAGAACAAGTTTTTGATAGCCTTAAACAACTTCCCCAAGATGGGCAGGAACGACAAATAACCATCAGCGTTGGTGGCAACAATCATGGTTCTATTCATGTAGGTTCAGTCGTCAATATTAACCCCATGCCATCTCGCCCGCGTGAGCTTCATGAAAGGGATAGTCGGGAGTTACTTGCTATAAAACGAGAACTACTTATAAAAAATAAAGATGCTAAATGGCGTTATTACATAAATACACCTTGCCTGCTATTACTTAGCCTCGTGCTTATAGCATTCACGTTTGCCCTATGGAACGCTTATATGATGTTTTTCAGTGGAGGATTTACTAATGTATTGGTACTTAATGATAAGACATTGATAATCTTTATTTCTTGGGTCGTGTTGATAACGCTTTGTGGAAAAAAAATGGACAAGCACAGGAAGATAGAAAATAGAATAATAGATGAAAATCAGAATGTTATTGATACCATAGATGTCATCTTACAACGTAGAAATTCTTAAAAATATAGTTATTTTCTATTTCATATAAGGGTATGGACTGTGCGTAACTTATTAATTCCCACAAATGCCAAACTTCCCAATGATTATATAGCTAATGGAAATAATTGTTTTCTTGATATAGAGGATAACGAAACAGTTTTATCTATATCTATATCTATATCAGCTTGCCAATCTGTTTGTTTAGATCAACAGAATGTACCTAGTGGAACGTTGAAATTGAAAATTTAGAAACAAATAGGATATTTATGTCTACTACAAACATAGAAAAGTTTAATGAAATTGTAGGTATTATATTTGGGAAGCTATATGAGTCATTTCCTTTAAAGATAGATCTTTTATCTATAGAGGTAATCGGTGAACCCCTTCAATATTCTGATGGAATATACTCTGACGAACTTTGTATTACAGTAGAAGATCATAGATTCTTTCTGGATACAGTGGATTGGCTTATGACAAATGGTTACTTGGCAGGGACTATGAGCTCAGCAGGTTGTCATAGAGCCGTATTAACTGCTGAGGGTTTAGAAGTTCTCAAAGCAATCCCTGATAGCTTAGAAACCCCATTAGGTGATCGCATTAAGGAAACATTGAAGACTGAAAGTAAAGAGGCGTTAAGGTCTTTAGTGAGCCAAACTCTCGGAATAGGCTTACAGTTTGTATCCCGTTCTATTGGCTTAGGTTAAAGGTAAAAAATGGCAAAGCAAATATATTGCCTTGCCATTCTCGGTTATTAGAAATTACAAATAATCAGCTCTTTACTCTGTTTAGCTTTCCCCGTAACTTTCAAGTTGTAACCGATATTGACTACTTGCGTTTTCAATCCTTTGAATGCCTTACGCATTTCTGGAATATCGTTCACCGAAATTACCATTTCCCCTCGAATGGTATGTGCTAGTTCTGCTAATAGATCATAGTTCTCAAGTCCGAAATCTATGCCATATCCCTCTGTACCCCAATATGGCGGATCACAGTAAAACAGCGTATGTGGCCTGTCGTACCGTTGGACGCATTGTGCCCAGCTCATATTTTCAATGATCGTTCTTGCCAGTCGCAGGTGGGCCATTGATAGCTCTTCTTCTATTCTGAGTAAATTAAATCGCGGTGGGCTGGTGGTGGAAGTACCGAAAGTATGTTCAGCAACCTTGCCGCTAAACGCCTGCTTTTGGAGATAGTAGAAACGTGCTGCTCTCTGAATATCGGTTAGCGTTTCTTCGGGGGTAATCTGCAACCATTTATAAATTTGGCGGCTGACCAATGCCCATTTAAATTGCCGGACAAACTCTTCCAAGTGATGTTTTATTACGCGATAAAGGTTCACTAACTCACCATTAAGATCATTAATCACTTCACATTTGCTCGGTACTTTTAGGAAATACAGCGCGGCAGCACCACAGAACGGTTCGACATAACAGGTATGCTCAGGAAATAACGGTAAAATATGTTTTGCTAATCGGCGTTTACCACCAATCCACGGAACGATAGGTAAAGATTGTTCTTTCATTATCCGTAAGCCTTTTCCATTAGTTGAAAATGAGTTCGGCTTTCCCGGTCATCAATAATCAATAACTGAAAGAGCCTCGGTTGACTCACAGTACATACCTGCGAGTTGATAGCCTACCCAGTATTCGAGTGTTAGGCAGGTCGCTCTTATCCTGTCTTTTACTTTTCTGATGCGCTCTTAACGCCCTTTAAAATCCTTTTCCCGATAAATTGGCAAAACTGTTTCCATCAACGACTACGGAGACAGTTCAGTGAAAACTTTCAAATCGTTTGTATCACTTATCAAAAAATTACGCCTCGGTGGCTGGTTGTTAACAGCTGTTCTATTGCTGATCACTATCGGTTTAGTTTCCCCTCAACAAGTCCCTGTTGTGATCTACAAATTGTCGCTTATTGCTCTGTCTGTTGTCTTGGGGTACTGGCTTGACCGCAGTTTATTCCCGAAAGCAAGGCCCGGTCAGTATCTGAAATATGATGAAATACTCATGAAAGAAGGAAAATATCCCGTTCAGGCTGGCTACCATATGGTGTTTGCAGCCGTTCTGATACGCCGTGCACTGATTGTTGCCGCCACCTGTCTGAGCGTAGCTACAGGGTTGTGATTATGAATTGGCGGCAGATTATCGGAATTGTTCTGTTGTGGTGTAGCGGTATGGTCAGCCCAGCATTGGCTGACGAACTGCCACACCGTTCGCGGCAATACCGCAATGACCTGATACGTGCTTCTCGTGTGATCTGGGGATTGAATGCGCCTGTAGCTGATTTTGCCGCTCAGTTGCATCAGGAGAGTGACTGGAAATCACGAGCTATTTCGCCTATTGGTGCTCAGGGTATGGCCCAGTTTATGCCCGCAACAGTGGATTGGATTAGTCAACGCATTCCTGAATTATCCAATAAAGATCCCTTCAACCCAGTCTGGTCTATACGGGCAATGGTTCACTATGACCATTGGCTATGGCAACGCATTAAAGCTGCCGATAAGTGCCAAAGAATGGCGATGGTGCTGTCTTCCTATAATGGAGGCTTAGGCTGGTTACTACGGGATAAGAAGAAAACCGAGGCAGTTGGTCTCAACCCGTGGGTCTGGTTCGGTCATGTTGAATCTCAGAATGCTGGGCGTAGAGCGTCAGCATGGAAAGAAAATCGACATTATTCCAAACGCATATTACTGGAACTCGCGCCTCGTTATTTGGCTTGGGGAGGTACCAGCTGTGCCAATTAAATTATGGGCTAAACCTGTTGTATTGATTTTGTCGCTAATTGGCATGTTCGCTTTGGCCTACTGGAGAGGCCATACCATAGGCTTTCAGAAAGCAACGGAGACAGGAAACACCGCATTAGCACAGCAGAAAACTGAATTTCTTCAGCTGGAAAAGCAACGGACAGAGCGGGAACTGTCAGCACTCAATGCCTTGCAGCAACGTTACCAAATGCAGGTCAACTCAGCGCATCAGGCAGAATCCAATTATCTCAACGATATTGAACAACTCCGCACTCAAAACCAACAACTGAAGAGGAAAATTGACCATGTTACCCAGAGTTGGATGGATGAAAAACAACAGTTTCATCCTGTTAATTGTGTGTTTACTCGTGGCTTCATGCAGCAATACAACGCTGCCCTCGGCCTGTCCAGTGAACAAACTCGCTCTGCCTCCGTTACCTCCGGCGCTGATGAAACGTTCCGTGGAAATGAAAGCTCTGATGCCCAACTACAGCCATCCGGTATCACGCAACGAGATATCCTCGCCAATATCATTGACAACGGAGAACAGTGTCTTGCATTGAAAGCGCAGGTCAATGGCCTGCTGGATTACATCGAAGGACTACAACAATGACACTACAGATTGAATTTTGGGCTGCCGTAGGTTTTCTGCTCTCTTTCCTCGGTTTCGTTTTTGGTATCGCAAAGTGGTTATTCAGCAAAGCCGAAGAGCGACAGGAGGAAAGACATACCTCATTAGAACAGGCGCTTAAGAATTCCGTAGACAATTGGTCTCAACTCGAACGTGAGTTTATGCAGTTTAAGGCTGACTTGCCGCTGAATTACGTGCGCCGTGAAGATTACATTCGTGGTCAGACAGTAATTGAAGCCAAGCTGGATGCGCTTTACAGCAAATTAGAGGTGGTGCGGCAGCACCGAATTGCCGGAGGTAAAAATGATTGATGTTGCTCGTGTTCGTCGTGAATCATTGCGCTGGAGTCTGTTGGTCGCACTGAATAAAACCCGCCCATATACCGCCAGTGAAACTCTGTTATTGGATATATCTCGCGCGATTTATCCTGACGTCACTGCATTGGAATTACGGAAGGAGTTGGATTATCTGGCAGACCGTAAATTAATTGACCTCAATAAACAGCCATCGGGTAGTTGGTTTGCTGACTTAACTCGTATTGGTGTTGATGTTGTTGAATATACGATCGAATGCGGCCTTGGTATTGCTCGTCCTGAAAAGTACTGGAGTGAATAATGGCGCGTCGAAGCACAATCGATAAACTCCCAGAAGACGTTCGGCGTTGGTTGGAACGGGCGTTGACTGAATCAGGGTTTAGTGGATACCAGGAACTTGAAACCTTGCTACGTGATCAAGGTTATGTAATCAGTAAGTCCGCTATTCACCGCTATGGACAAAAAATAGAAAAGCGATACGGTGCAATACGGGCGGCAACAGAAGCAGCACGGATGCTCACAGAAGGTGCAGTGGATGATCAAGATGCACGTTCTGAGGCAGTGATTGCTTTAATTCAGACTGAACTTTTTGAAAGTATTATTCAACTTCAGGAAGCTGAAGACGGAGAAATTGCGCCAAAAGAGCGTGTCACACTGCTTTCAACGGTGGCAAAAAATGTAGCTACACTCTCTCGCGCTAGCGTGAATCTGAAAAAATTCCAATCTGAAGTCCGGGCACGGACTGAAGCTGCCGCAAGTAATGCAGAGAAAATTGCACGCAAAGGTGGATTATCTGCCGAAGCAGTTGCTGCATTACGTCGGGAAATATTGGGAATTGCTACATGAGTCAGCTTGCACCTGTTCTACCAGATACTTCCTCAATAGCAGCACCTGTTGTCTTATTGCCATACCAGCAACGATGGGTGGCCGACTCGTCTCCTCTTAAAGTCAATGAGAAGAGTCGTCGAACGGGAATTACTTGGGCTGAAGCGTCAGATAATGTACTCATCGCCGCATCTTCTGCCGCTGCGGGTGGTATGAATGTGTATTACATCGCCTATAACCAAGATATGACCATTGAATATATTCAAGCCTGTGCAATGTGGGCTCGTGCTTTCAACTATGCGGCCAGTGAAATTGAAGAAGGGTTCTGGGAAGAAGACGAAGATGATAAGCACATCAAAACTTTCACTATCAAATTTCCAGGTTCTGGATTCCGTGTAGTGGCGCTTTCTAGCCGTCCGTCTAATTTGCGTGGCCGTCAGGGGATCATTGTCATTGATGAAGCTGCTTTCCACGAACAGCTCGATGAATTACTGAAAGCGGCGCTAGCCATGCTTATCTGGGGCGGTAAAGTGCGAGTGATCTCCACCCATAACGGGGATAGCAACTTGTTTAATGAGTTGCTGAACGATATCCGGGCAGGACACAGAGACGGCGTTATCCACCGTATTACCTTTAAGGAAGCTGTGGTTGAAGGACTATTCCACCGTGTCTGCTTACGTACCGGACGTGAATGGTCACAAGAGGCTGAACAACAGTGGATGATGTCGGTGTACAAGTTCTACGGAGCTGGAGCATCAGAAGAATTAGACTGTATTCCTGCTAATGGTGGTGGAGCATGGTTGTCCCGCGCTCTGATTGAATCTCGGATGTCTCCCGATACGCCACTGCTGCGACTGACTTGTCCGAAAGGATATGAGCTTAAATCCGATGAAATACGCCGCACAGATACCGAAGAGTGGCTAAAAGCCAACCTGAAACCGTTGCTAGATGCATTGCCTTCTGATGCTCGTTCGTTTCTGGGACGCGATTTTGGCCGCAGTGGAGATTTGTCCGTGGATTATCCATTGCTGCAACAAAAAAATCTGGTACGTAGAGTGCCGTTCGTGCTGGAGCTGCGCAACGTGCCATTTAAACAACAGGAACAAATCACTTGGTATCTAATGGATGGACTTCCTAATCTGCTGGGTGCAGCCTTTGATGCCCGTGGTAACGGTGCTTATCTGGCCGAATATGCCATGCAAAAATATGGTGCCAGCCGTGTGCAGCAAGTCATGCCCACAGAAGGTTGGTACCGTGACAATATGCCCCCGGTGAAGGCTGCGCTGGAAGACGGCAATCTGGAGGCACTGCCAAAGGATGGAGACACTTTGGATGACCTGAGAGCAGTACAGGTCATTAACGGTGTTCCCCGTGTACCTGATCAGCGCTCAAAAGCAAAAGCGGACGGCGGCAAACGCCACGGTGATGCAGCGATAGCCCTTGCCCTAGCATACTTCGCCAGCCGTGAAATTAACAAAGGTCCGGTGAAGGCAAGTTCCCGCCGACGCCGTCAGTCTGCACGTATGCTGGAGGGATACTAATGGCACGTGGTATCTGGGTTTCACCAACAGAATTTATTAACTTTTCCGAATCAAAGCAGTTGTTCACTGAGCAAATTGCATCACGTAGCCGTTCCATTGACTTCTACGGTCTGGGGACATATCTACCTAACCCTGATCCTATTCTCAAAGCCCAAGGGCGAGATATTCGTATCTATCGTGAATTACGTACTGATCCTTTAGTTGGTGGATGTATTCGCCGCCGCAAGGCCGGAGTGAAAGCACTGGAGCGTGGTGTAGAACGCAGCAATGCCCCTGTGCAAGTCTTTAACTTTATCCGCGACATGCTCGCGGACTTGGATATGTCACGTATCATTGGCGAAATGCATGACGCTGTTCTATACGGCTATCAGCCTTGTGAATTGATGTGGAGTCAGCATCAATCATGGTCAGTGACGGATATTGTTAGCAAACCGCCTGACTGGTTCCACTATGACCGTGATAACCAACTGCGTTTTCGTGCCCGTGATGCAGGCGTTGAAGGAGAACGGGTTCCTCTCTATAAATTTGTAACACCACGTCAAGATGCTACTTATGACAACCCTTATGGATTTCCAGATTTATCCATGTGCTTCTGGCCCGTCACCTTTAAGAAAGGCGGCATGAAGTTTTGGGTGCGCTTTGCTGAGAAGTATGGTTCACCGTGGGTGATTGGAAAGCATCCACGAGGTACGCCACAAAGTGAAATCGATCTGTTATTGGATTCGATGGAAGCGATGATTGATGATGCAGTTGCCGCCATTCCTGATGATTCCTCCGTTGAGATTAAAGAGGCAGCAGGTAAATCAGACAGCAGTGATATTTACCAGAATTTAATTACCGTTGCTCGCAGTGAGATCTCCATTGCGTTACTGGGACAAAACCAAACGACCGAAGCAAACAGCAATAAAGCCTCTGCACAAGCGGGATTGGAGGTAACGGATGATATTCGTGATGCTGATGTTGACGTTATCACCAGCGCCATTAATCAGGCTATACGCTGGGTCGTAGAACTGAACTTCGGTAACGTTGAATGTCCAGTCTATCGTCTTTGGGAACAGCAATCGGTTGATGAAACACAGGCTAATCGTGACGTTAAGTTGAATCAGGCTGGTGTCAGATTTACTCCGCAATACTGGAAACGCGAATATCAATTGCAGGATGGGGATATTGATGAAACAACCTTGTCAACCACACCTATTCCATCACTCCCACTGGCGTTCTCTGAAGCTGTTCACGCAGATTTAGCAGCACAAGACACCTTAGATGAAGCACTGGATATTTTGATGAATGAAGGATCATTGAATGAATCATTGGAATCTCTGCTGCTTCCTTTGTTCCATCGTATTCAAAACGGTGTTAATCCCAGCGATCTAATAGGAGAGTTAGCCGAGCTTTATCCACAAATGGACGCAGAGGGTTTGCAAGAGCGGCTAGCACGGGTTTTGTTTGTGTCTAACATCTGGGGGCGCTTGCATGAACATAACCACGCCTGAACTGGCGTATTGCATGACATTACCTCCCAAGCGAGCCATTGGTTATCTGCAATCTAAGGGCTACAAGATAACGTGGGATTGGGAAGAACTTTGGCAAGAGACTCATGCCCGTGCATTCACGGTGGCGAAAGTCACGCGTCTGGATATTCTGGAAGATATTCGCCAGGCGCTACAGCAGGCACTGGATGAAGGCAAGACTGATCGTTGGTTTCGTCAGGAGCTGGAGCCAACATTAAGACGTAAGGGGTGGTGGGGAACGAAAGAAACCGATGACCCCGTTACAGGGGAACGTGTCACTGTTCAGCAAGGTAGCCCGTGGCGCCTTGAGACTATCTTTCGTACCAACATGTCGGTGCTGTACAGTGCAGGCCGTTGGGCCGAACAAATGGAAAATATTGATGACCGACCGTACTGGATGTATACAGGGATCAACGATAACCATACACGCAAGAGCCATCTCGCATTACATGGTTTGGTATTTCGCTCTGACGACCCATTTTGGCAAGCCTTCTACCCTCCTAATGGCTGGCGTTGCCGTTGCAGTGTGATTGCCCTCAGTCATGATGATGTTCGCGCCAGAGGGATAAAAGTTATGCATTCAGGTAAAGCAATGGGCTGGGAGTTGAAATTGGTTTCACAAAAAACAGGTGAGATGCAGCCCGTTGTTACATTCAACACCGGCATAACAAAAGTGGCGACTGATGCAGGTTGGTCATATTCGCCGGGGGCAGCATATCGTCCCGATTTGGCCAGATATCAGGGGGAGCTATCTGGACTGGCCCGCCGCGAACTGAGAGGACAGAATGAGTAATATCACTATCACCATTAATGATGGAGACCTAAGACGTGGACTGTGGGCATTAGAATTGGCTACTAATGATCTGACACTTGCCATGCGTAAAATTGCTGGAACATTGTCAGCAGAAACCGCTTTTAACTTTGAAGCTGAAGGACGCCCTGCATGGATACCCTCTGTGGCTGCAAAGGAACGTGGTGGTCAGACACTGCAAAAAACTGCTCGTTTGATGCGTTCAGTCAGTACCCGATATGATTCCCACACGGCAGTTGTCGGTACAAACTTAGTCTACGGGCGTATTCATCAATTGGGAGGTAAAGCTGGCCGCAATCAATCTTTATTGCTACCAGCCCGGCCTTATCTGCCCGTAACAGAACAAGGCGAATTATCACCAGAAGCAGTAAGAGCCGTATTAAGTACCATTCAACGACATCTTGAATCAGCGGCGCATCGTTAAACTGTGCTTCCCTATGCGGGTGATTTATCATTCTCATCCGCAAAAAACTTTATAAAGCGTTTACAGACTCAAATTTTCGGTATCTAATTGCATGCAGTTCTCCACTTTTCTATTTCCTTCCCCAATCCTTTTCTAAAGCAGATTAAAAGTCGTTTTTTCTGATTGTAGTGAAACTGTCTCTATTAACGTAATAGAGACAGTAAAATGAAGTCACTTCACATTTTCAAATCCGGTACACATACCGATATGAATGGCAAACAATTGCCGTTCAGCCCCGCAGATTTGCAAGCTTGTGCAAAAGCTTATGACTCATCGTTGCATGAAGCACCGATTGTGATTGGGCATCCAAAAGACAATTTACCTGCCTATGGTTGGGTTAAATCGCTGACGTCTTCTGGTAATGACTTGATTGCAGAGCCTCAACAGGTTGATGTTCAGTTCGCCGAACTGGTCGATGCAGGCCGCTATAAAAAAATTTCTGCTTCTTTCTATTTACCTGATTCCCCAAACAACCCTAAACCCGGCGTGCTCTATTTGCGTCATGTCGGCTTTTTGGGGGCGAAGCCGCCCGCCATTAAAGGATTGAAACAGGTTGAATTCAGTGAACAAGAATATGGTGTCGTCGAGTTCTCTGATTGGAGTGATATCACCAACGCCTCACTTTGGGGGCGTTTGCGAGAATTTTTGATTAGTAAATTCGGTATGGACGAAGCAGACAAAGCGCTTCCTTCTTGGCAGGTAGATTCATTACGTGAAGAAGCTTATAGCACGATTCAGCCTGCACCTGCCTTTCATGAACCCAATAACACACATCAACATGAGGAAAACATCGTGACGAATGAAGAAAAAAAGGCGCTCAAAGATGAAAACACTCGCCTGAAAGAACAGCTTGTTGCCCGTGATGCTGCCGACGCAAAGCGCAAGCAAACTGAGCAACATGCCGGAAACATGGCATTTGCCGAAAAGCTGATCGCAGACGGCAAATTGGCGCCAGCTGCTCAATCTGTCGTGGTCGCCTTGCTGGACGCTGTAACCCAAGGAGATTCCCCTGTCGAGTTTGCTGAAGGTGATGTGAAAAAACCATTGGCTACTGCGTTTAAAGATCTGCTGAGTTCTACCCAGCCTGTTATTGATTTTGGTGAACATGCAACAAAAGACCGGGTTGACCAAAACACATCATCAGATATTGCTGAGTTTTCTGATGCAGATCCTGAACGTCTGGCGTTGCATCAAAAAGCTGTCGCTCTGGCGAAGAAAGAAGGTATCAGTTACGACGTAGCCGTTACCCGCTGCCTGTAATACTACGGACGTAACTATTGAGGAGAAATAAATGTCTGATTATTTGAAAGGCAAACGTATTGTTGATCCTGTGCTAACCAGTGTTGCACGTGGTTATAAAAATGCGGCATTCATCGGCGAACATCTTTTCCCCGTCGTCGAAATGGAGAAAGAAGGTGCTAGTGTGCCGACATTTGGCAAAAGTGCCTTTGTGGAATATGACACCACGCGTGCCGTTGGTGCCAACAGTAACGTTTTGATCCGTGAGAAAGGCTCTTCGTTAGATATCGTGCTCAACGAACATGATCTAGCTGCACCTGTTGATTATCGTGAGAAATCGGAATCTTTATTTAATGAAGAAGCAAAGGCAATCCGTCGTTCCACCAATGGCGTGAATCTCAAGCGTGAACTGTATGCCGCTCGATTGGCACAAGACCCTGAAGTTTATCTTAATGACTCGGTGAAGAATCTGACAGCTAATGAACGTTGGGCTGGTGGCAAAGGTAATCCAATCAAAGTCATTGAAGCTGGAATTGATGCTGTTCGTACTACCATTGGCGTACGTCCAAACCTCATGACAATGGGGGCTAGCGTGATGTCACTGTTAAAATTTCATCCTGAAATTCAGGCAGCTATTGGAGCCAACGAACGTAAACGTATCACAATAGAAATACTCAAAGACCTTTTCCAAATCCAAAACGTTGTCGTTGGTGAACCTGTTTCTACCCCAAGTATTAAAGAAAATCCCGTTGATATCTGGACTGATAATTTGATGTTGCATTACGTATCACCTCCGCAGGCAGGAGCAGAAAGCGCTGATGAATATGAACCCTCCTTTGGCTATACATTTCGCCGCAAAGGGATGCCTGTAGCGGATAAATATGAAGGTGTGGGCGGTAAGGTCAATTACTGTCGTTATACCGATATTTATAAAGTTGCAGTTGTTGGCGGTGATGCCGGCTATCTGATTACCAATATTGTGAAGTAAGGGAGACATCATCATGGCAGTAACACAACAATCCGTATTGACGACAACAATTATCGCCAGTGCAAACATCATCCAGCATCGTTTAGTTAGTACTGATAATGCACCGTGTCAGGCTGGAGCCGTTGCACTTGGTATAGCAGAGGTGGATGCGAAGGCTGGTGATGTCGTTCCAGTTAATGTCTTGGGCATTATTGCTGTTGAAGCTGGTGGGCCAATAACCTGTGGGCAAGTCGTACAGTCGGATAAGGATGCCTGTGTAGTACCACTGAGTTCGGCTGAAAATGCTGCCGGAACATCTGTCGGGTTTGCGCTGGATGATGCCACAGCGGCAGGTAATATCATTCGCATCTTACGTGGCATATGACATGTATTGCTCATTGAAAGACTTGCAAGAGCAGATACCAACGCAATCATTGATATGGCTGTCCAACGAAGAGCCTAATGCCCAGACAATCAATGAGACTGTGGTTAACAATGTCATTCGCTATGCCGATGAACTTATCGATGCCCATTTACGTGGACGTTATATCCTGCCTCTGGCGGAAGTTCCCACGGTATTACGTGATGCCGCCATTACGTTAACACGCTATCGGCTGTATGCCCGCCGTCCAGAGGGTTCAATTCCTGAAGCCGTGATAGATGATTACAAAATTGTTTTGCGCCAACTGGCTGACATCCGAGATGCCAAACTAACACTGGGCCTGCTTTCCACAGGAAAAGATACCCCTGAACCGGGGGAGTTTCGTGTTCGGGCGCGTCATCCCACCTTTGGGGGGAGTAAAGGAATGTTGGAGAAATACTGATGGATGTTTCGCCGATCATTGATGCCATTGTCACGAGGCTAAGAGAAAAACTACCTGGCTTACAGGTGGAGTATTTCCCTGAAAGGCCAACTGAATTCAGGCTGAACCATCCGGTGGGAGCCATTTTAATCAGCTATCCCGGTTCTCGCTTCGACAAGCCTGAAGACGTTGGGGCGGTATTGCAGACACAAACTGTCATGCTCAATGCCACCATAGTTTTTCGTCAGCTTAATGGACGTCACGGTGCCGTTGCCACATTAGATGATGTACGCCGGGTTCTCGGCGGATTCCAACCACCGAACTGCCAACGAAAATGTTGGCTGGTGCGGGATACATTTCTCGGTGAGATAGCTGGCTTGTGGCAATACACGCTGGATTTTGCGACTGAAAGTGTATTTATCGAAGACTGTGAGTCACCGGATGGTCCGCCGTTAGCCCAAATCAATTATGAGGGAACTGAACAATGAAATACCTCTATACAGGCCCAGCAAGCGGCGTCACTTTAGCTGATGGCACCGAAGTCTTGCTCTGGTCAGGAAAAACTGTTGATTTACCGGAGCAGCATGATTATGTGAAGACATTGATCGCGCTGCGATATCTTCATCCACTGTCAGAACAGCAAAAAAATATCCTGAAGAAAAAAGAAAAGTCTGAGGAGGTCACTGATGGCCGCTAATTATTTGCATGGCGTCGAAACTATCGAAGTCGAAAAAGGCTCACGTCCTGTCAAGACAGTGAAATCCGCCGTGATCGGCTTAATTGGTACTGCACCGATAGGGCCAGTAAATGCAGTGACACTTTGTCTGTCAGAAAAAGATGCCGCTCAATTTGGTACTCAAATGAATGGTTTTACCATCCCACAAGCACTGGATGCTATTTATGATCATGGGGCGGGAACTGTGCTGGTTATTAACGTTCTTGATCCTGAGGTGCATAAAGCTAATGTTGCCAGTGAAAGCATTAGCTTTGATAAAACCACAGAAACAGCGAAACTGGCTAATCCCGTGGTCAGTAATGTCTTACTAAAAGCCACCTCTGGTAGTGCCCCTTATGTAGAAGGGCAAGACTATTCTCTGGATGCTCAAACAGGCAGCCTCAAGAATATCGGTAAAAACATTGCTGCGGGTGCAACCGTGATTGCCAGCTATGACTTTGCCGACCCTACATTAGTGACGCCTGCTGACATTATTGGCAGCATCAATGCAGCGGGTAATCGTACAGGTATGAAGTTGCTGAATGATACTTATAACCTGTATGGGTTCTTTGCCAAGATTTTGCTGGCTCCTGTCTACTGTACCCAGCTAAGTGTGACAACAGAACTGATTGCCCTTGCAACCAAATTGGGTGCTATGACTTATATTGATGCCCCGATAGGTACCACTTTTGTTCAGGCTATCAGTGGCCGCGGCCCGTCAGGCACAATCAATTTTAATACCAGTTCTGATCGTGTCCGGCTGTGTTACCCACACGTCAAAGTCTATGATGCGGAAAGCAATAGCGAGCGCTTGGAACCCTTGTCATCTCGTGCAGCAGGGCTGCGTGCCAAGATTGATGCAGACAAAGGTTTTTGGTGGTCATCCTCCAATCAAGAAATTATAGGGATCACAGGTATTGAGCGCCAGCTATCCGCCATAATTGACGATCCACAAAGTGAAGTGAACCAGCTCAATGAACAAGGGATTACTACAGTGTTCAATAATTATGGCTCTGGTTTGCGCTTATGGGGCAACCGTACCGCCGCATGGCCAACTGTGACACACATGCGTAACTTCGAGAACGTGCGCAGAACGGGCGACGTGATTAATGAATCCCTGCGTTACTTCAGTCAGCAATATATCGATATGCCGATCACGCCAGCGCTGATAGATGCCCTGACAGAATCTGTGAATGCCTATGGTCGTAAATTGATTGCTGATGGCGCTTTGTTGGGATTCAAATGCTGGTTTGATCCGACCCATAACGAAGAAACGGAGCTGGCATCAGGTCATCTGTTACTCAGTTATAAGTACACACCGCCACCACCACTGGAACGGCTGACATTTGAGACCGAAATTACCTCTGAATATTTGCTGAATTTAAAGGGAAATAATTAATGGCCGGAAAAATAGAGATTAACCGCATCACCAACGCCAATATTTATATTGACGGCAATAACCTGTTGGGACGTGCTGAAGAAGTGAAACTGCCAGACGTTTCCATGACCATGCAGGAGCATAAGGCGCTGGGGATGGTCGGCAAAGTAGAGCTACCGGCAGGCTTCGATAAGCTGGAAGGCGAGATCAAGTGGAACAGTTTCTACCGTGACGCTATGTTATCCGCAGCCAATCCCTATAAATCTCTGGCATTACAGTGCCGTTCCAGCGTCCAGAAATTCAGTTCACAGGGGCGCATTGATGAAGTGCCATTGGTGACATATCTGACCATTTTATTTAAGAAGAATCCGCTGGGCACATTTAAACAACATGAAAATGCTGATTTTTCCAGTAGCTTTACCAGTACCTATATTAAGCAAGTATTGGATGGGGAGGAACTGTTAGAACTGGATTATCTGGCCAATATCTTCCGTGTTGGCGGCATTGATCAACTGACCGATTATCGCATCAATATTGGAGGTTAAACTAAATAATGACTGCACTCGCTCCAAAGCCAGAAAGCTTGCCGACTTGATTGATAAGTGGATTCCTCCGGAAGGTTGGTTTTCCGATATCGGTGCAGCGAAAGGGAAAGAATATCTGATAGACTTTTTCCGTAACTGTAGAGGCTTTCGCACTCACTAATGACAGGGGCATCAGCCCCTTTCTTCTTTAATCCCCTTTAATATTTCCGTTTCCATACATGGATGATACTGAATGAAACTTACAGAGGAGTATCATCATGTCAACCACGACTTACCATCTTCAATTTCCCTATACCACGGCTGCTGGCGTTCGCATTGAAGAGCTTCAGTTATCACGTTTGAAAGTTAAAGATATCAAGGCTGCCCGGCGAGCCAGCGAAAATCCTACTGACTGGGATGATATTTTGATAGCACGTTCGACAGGATTGTTACCAGAAGATATCGAACAGATGGATGTCGCTGATTATCTGGCATTACAGAAACGATTTCAGCAAGTTATCGGATTGGATCAGGGAAATAAAAACAGTGTGGCAAGCATCGGCGATGTTGGCACGATGGTTCCGGTTCCAGCCGAGCGAGATTGATAATCTGGCGCTGGATGAATTTGAATGTTGGTTGAATGAGGCCAACACTCAAATCAAACGCGAGAATGGAGGCGGTTAATTCGTGTCAACAGAATTTTCCATTGGTGTCATTATTGGTGGGGCCATTAGTAGTGCGTTCAGTTCTGCCATGTCTGGTACACGCCGTACTCTAGGAACACTGGGAGAAACGACTCGCCAACAGGAGAACCGACAGCAGGCACTGAACCGTGCTGTTGAACGTTACGGTCAACTTGGTTCCCGTAGTGCCCAGCGTTTGAATGCGGATCTACAACGCATCAGTCGAACACTGGAACAGTTGAACCGCCAGCAACAGCGCTTACAGTCTGCGGCTAGTATGAGTGATGCAGCCAAAGCGAATCGTATGGCGCTATATGCACGGGGAGCCGAAACCTATGCATTAACTCGCACAATATCCTCTCCCGTTGTTCAGTCCGTAACAAAGTATGCCTCTTTTGAATCAGGATTAAGGGATATAGCTGTCACGGGCAATTTGTCTCCGAAAGAAGAGCAAAAAATCGGAATCATCTTGCGCCAGAACGCCAAGCAAACAAACCAATTACAAGAAACTCTGCTGGAAGGTATTGGTACATTGGTTGCCGCCGGAAAATCTCCCATGAAATCGACCGATATGAGTAGATTATTGGGCCACGTCGCCACGGCATCCAAAGCTAATATTAATGACTTAGCCAAAATGGCTCTGTCCTTTGAGTCCCTGAAAATTGAAGGCGATCAAGCGCTCAAGGAAGCCTTTAACCGAGCCGTTTTCGGTGCTAAATCGGGTCGTTTTGAATTAAAAGATCTCGCCCAATACTTTCCAGAAATGGCGCAGCAATTTGCTGGTAAGGGAATATATGGTCAGGAGGCAGTTTCACAGATTATAGCCAGCTTGGAAGTTGGCCGTGAAGGCGCAGGAACGGAAGGTGAAGCAGCTACCAATATGAGGAACTGGCTAGCTTCAATGGGACGTGGTGATATTGCCAAAAGATACGCTGAAGCTGACGTCGATTATCAAACCTCAATGAGCAGATATGTTTCTTCTGGGTACTCACAATATGAAGCCTCAATCATGATCGCAGACCGCTTTATCAAGAGTAAAGGCGCTGATCTCATGAAAGAGTGGAAAAAAGCGGGAGCCAGAGGTGATGAAGATGCACAGTGTATGCTCATGGAATCCTTCGGGCTATCCTCTATTTTCACCGACGTACAGACAGTCAACCATCTCTTGGCCATGCGGCAACGTTGGGGAGATTATCAGCGTATCAAAACAGGCATGGGGACTGATTCGGCACAAAAATCTGTTGATACCGATTTTGATAAACAGAACGATACCTTAGAAGCACAGTGGCGGCGTACTCAAATTGAGTTTAATGATTCGGCTATTAGCATTGGTCAGTCGCTGCGTCCAGCATTAATACAGTTAGCCGAAACCTTTATTCCATTGATGGACAAGACCGGAAAATGGCTGGCCGCTAATCCTGAACTCATCAGCAATGTTGTCACGTTGGTCGGCGGGTTCTTGGCATTCAAAGCAGCTTCAATCGGTGTCAGATTAGGTCTTAATCTTTTGCTTTCCCCTATAACTGATATCTGGAAAGGCGCAATGTTAATGCGCACACGGTGGTTACTGTTTCGAATGGCTATCGGCAGTGGCGGCAGATTTGGTGTCGTTGCAAACATCTTGGGAAAAATAGCCGGAGCAGCTCTCTGGTTGGGTAGAATCCTCGGTAGTGCTCTCTATAAGGGCTTGATGTTAGCTGGCAGAGCTATTTTGTGGATTGGACGCGCACTATTAATGAATCCTATCGGATTGATCATCACTAGTATTGCAGTGGCCGCTTATCTTATCTATCGCTATTGGAAGCCCATCAGTAATTTCTTTAAACGGCTTTGGGTCTTAGTAAAATTCGCTTTCCAAATGGGATGGCAGGGAATCAAAAATATTTGGTCTAACGTCAAAGGCTGGTTTACAGCTCGATGGAATGACATTACTAATGCGTTTGATGGCGGAATATTTGAGGTCAGTAAATTAATTTTAAATTGGTCGCCATTGGGATTGTTCTATAAAACATTCGCTGACGTTATGAAATGGTTTGGCATGGATATGCCCGATAATTTTACTGACTTTGGTAAAAATATCGTTAATGGGTTGGTTAATGGTATTTCTAATATGCTGACCACGGCTAAGGACACCATTAAAAACTTTGGTGGCAAAGTTTCTAGCTGGTTTAAAGAAGCATTAGGTATTCAATCTCCCAGTCGGGTATTTATGGGATTTGGCGATAATATTGTGCAAGGTACGGTTGTTGGTATTGATCGTACTACGCCGTTGGCTGCTCGTGCCTCTCAGCGTCTGACTGAGGGAATGACCCCTGATGTCCCACAAATCTCACCTCCTGAGGTGATGTCGGGCAATCCAATTAAACGAACAGGTTATAAAGATGCCAGCAACAGCAATAATGGTTTTTCTATCTCTTTCGCCCCGCAAATATACATTGGTGATAAGCAACAAACGGCTATACCCGATATTAGTCAAGCCTTAAACCTGAGTATGCGTGAATTAGAAAAACTGCTGGAGCGTATTGTTATTCAGAGAGAACGTCGGAGGTACGGATAATGTTTGCTGTATTAGGTGATATTGAATTTGAGCTAATCACATATTGGGATGGTTTTGATGTAACGTTTGGTGTTGATTATGCTGAACATGCCCGAATTCAGGGTAAGCCCGGCTTGCAGTTCGTGGGTGAGAAGCTGGATGAAATTCAAATTAGCTTGGTCTTTCATCAACATTATTGTGCGCCGGATATTGAATTGAATCGGCTGCGTGAAGCAATGCGGAAACATCAAGCACTCGCGCTAATATTCGGAAATGGTGATTACCGTGGCTGGTTTGTTATTACTGATGTGACAGCCTCCAGTGAACAAACGGATTCAGTAGGTAATATATTTGCCCTCAATGCCTCGGTGACATTACGTGAATATATCGGTGATCCTAAAAAACCACTGAAACCGCCTGCCATTAAATCTCATGTCCCGAATACAAAGGCGTTGTCTAATGCAATACCGAAACCATCAGGTATGGCTAAAAAAGTCAGGGATGGAGTGAATTATGCCAAACAAGCACAATCAGCACTGCAAACGACTATCAGTGCGGTACGTATTGCACAGAAGATGAAAGACAACCCGGCCGTAGCGTTAACCCGCGTACCAGGTCTTCTTACCGGACTCAACAATATTGCTGGTCCATTAGGGAAAAGCTATCCGGCTTTTCAATTACTCAGTGACTCATTGCCAGATGCAATTCAATTGACCAGAGCAACGGGGCAAGCAGTAACATTTGTTAACAATGCTCAATCGTCATTAAGCCGTGCAGATAACAGTAATATCTCTGCTGCATTAGATTCTGTATCAGCTCAACTTGAATCGGCAAGTTCAACATTTACATCAATATCACCCGCGCTCAGTAAGATGGCCGCGCAAATTACCACAAGGACACTTTGATCATGTTTCTTGAACACATAACGAAAGAGGGAGATAGATGGGATTTATTGGCTCACCATTATTATGGTGACTCTTTAGGTTATGCTCGCATAATTGCTGCCAATCCGCACGTTGCAGTTACACCTGTATTGCCATCTGGGATCGTATTGTTGATACCTATCATTGACGCTGACAATGTAGTAACTGAAGAGGATACACCACCGTGGCTGAGATAATTTATCCTAAGCAAACACCATCTATAACGGGTGTCTCAGAGGTTTTAAGACCGACATTCACGTTACGATATTTGCAAAAAGATATCACAAGTGACATCACTCCTTATGTCACTCGTGTCAGCTATACCGACAACATCAAAAGCGAATCTGATGAAATAGAGGTAGAGTTGGATGATACTGATGGTCGCTGGCTAGATAAATGGTATCCGGGCAAAGGTGATACGTTGACATTGAAGTTGGGCTATTTCGGCGAACGGCTACTGAATTGTGGCTCATTCTACATTGATGAAATTGAAGTCAGTATCCCTCCTTCTATTGTATCTGTTCGAGGTGTAGCAACGTCTATCAATACGGCATTGCGTACCAAGTCTAACCGTGGATTTGAGAATACAACACTGGCCGCTATTGCTAGTCGTATCGCCAAGAAACATCGGTTAAAGCTGATCGGCAGTATCGAAATCATCAAGATTGACAGGGTGACACAATATTCTGAAACCGATGTGGCGTTCCTGAAGCGGCTGGCTAGTGAATATGGTTATGCCGTTAAGGTTGTCAGTGAACAGCTAATTTTCTCTCGCTTAGCTACTTTGCGCAGCCAAGAACCGATAAAAAAATTACACCCTCGCGATGTTGCCCGATTTTCACTGCGGGACACGATTAATAAAGTCTATAAAAAAGCCAAAGTGAAGCACCAAAAGGCTGATGATAAAAAGTTGATTGTCTATGAAGCTGATGGCACGACCAGTACAAGTAGTCAGTCTAATTCAAGAGGCAAAAGTAGCGGTAAAGAAACCAGCGCAGATACCTTAAAAGTAAACAGCCGGGCTGCTAACAAGGATAGCGCTGAAATAAAGGCCACGTCAGCACTGGATTCACATAATGAGTATCAGCAGAATGGCTCACTTTCATTGATGGGAGCCCCTCAGTTAACCGCCGGAAATAAAATTGAGTTGATTGAATTTGGCAAGTTATCTGGACAATGGTTAATTACTTCAGCTCACCACTCTTTTGATCGCAACAGCGGATATATAACTGAACTTGAAGTTGCTCGTGGCCCTGTTACATCAAGCAAATCCAAGAAATATAAAAAAGATAAGACTCAGAAATTGGTTGTATATAAGCCCGATGGTTCTTCCGACACGATCATCGAGGAGGAATCCAAATGAGCAGTGTAACTCGTCAAGTTGGTACGATTAGCGCCGTAGATCCTGCTACTGTTCGTGCCCGCGTGCGATTGCCTGAATGCGATAATATGCGTACTAATTGGCTGAATGTGTTGCAGCGCAATACCCAGAATAACAAAGACTATTGGTTGCCCGATGTTGGGGAACAAGTTGAAGTATTATTGGATGCCAATGGTGAAGATGGTGTTATTTTAGGTGCTGTCTATTCCAGTGTTGATAAACCGTCAGCTAACAATAAAGACGTCCGTGGTGTAACTTATGCAGATGATGCAGCTTTTTACTATGATCGAACCTCACACACCCTGACTATTAATGGCGGCATTCAGCACATTAAGATCGCGGTGGGAGCCAATGTTGTTATTCAGACACAGCAGGCAACCATTGATGCGCCGGAAACAATCGTAACCGGAAATATGTTAGTGAAAGGCCAATTAACTTACCAAAATGGACTGTCGGGTTCTGGTGGTAATGGAGTTGCTGCGACCATTCAGGGCAATGTCAGCGTGAATGGCAACATCCATGCAACGGGCAGCATCATGGATGAAGGTGGTAGCTCGAATCATCATTCTCATGGGGTTCTTTAAACGTCTTTAATATTAGATATTCCTGCCGAGGGCGATACTGTCCCCATGAATACGAACTCACACTCTGTTTTTTGGCAACCCGCTCTCCAGAACTCAGGCAAAATTGCCTGTGGGCTGGATGATATCGCCCAAGCAATATTCATTATTCTACGTACACCACGTGGCAGTGATCCACATCGACCAGAATTCGGCAGTAACTTGCACCTTTATATGGATTACCCAATAGACCGCGCTATTCCCCACGTTGTCAGGGAATCTGTTGATGCTATTACACGTTGGGAACCTCGTTGCCAGTTGTTATCGGTGAAACCGAATGTTGAGGCAGAGCACCTGACTCTGCGTGTGAATTGGACAGCAGTTGATGGCATTACACAATCTACGGAGTTGCTATGGCGCTGACAGAACCTGATTTTATCGAGCGTGATGTAGAGAAAATCACAACCGAAATGATCGCAAAGTATGAGGCTGATGTAGGTAAGACTTTGTACCCAGCACAGGCAGAACGCCTGCTGATCAATTTATTTGCATATCGTGAAGCACTGACCCGAATGCAAGTTCAGGAAGCCGCCAAGCAAAATCTGGTCGAGTTTGCCCGTGCGCCCATTTTGGACTACTTAGGGGAATTGGTCGGAGTATATCGGCTACCCGCCCAGCCTGCACATACAACACTGCAATTTAGTGTTGATGAAGCATTAGAGCAAGATGTACTCATTCCAGTTGGAACTCGTGTTAATGCATCGGACAGTATTATTTTTGCTACTAATACAGATGCTGTTCTGAAAGCAGGCACACGTTTCGTTAATGTCACAGCTACTTGTACAGATGCTGGATTATCAGGGAATAGCTGGCAACCAGCACAAATCAGTACATTGTTGGATGAAATCGACGACATTGACCTGCAAGTGATCAACACAATAGTGAGTAGTGGTGGTTCGGCAGAAGAAAGTGACGAGAGGCTACGTGTACGAATCAAGATGGCCCCTGAATCGTTTACTAATGCGGGCAGTCGTCAGGCTTATCGATTTCATGCCATGCGTGCTCACCCCAATATTGTTGATGTTGCAGTCAGGTCTCCCATTCCGGGTGTTGTTGAACTGTTTCCACTATTGGCAACAGGGTTGCCAGATGAAAGCATTTTAACGCTGGTGAAAAGTTTTTGTTCTGATGAAAAAATCCGCCCGCTGACTGACACTGTATATGCAAAACCTCCCGTGAAGGTTGATTATACCATCAAGGCGAAACTAACCTTGTACAGTGGCGTTAATGCACCTGGTATTCAATCAGCAGCAGAACAAGCCATACAAACATGGGTAGCTGAACGAGCAACAACGCTAGGGAAAGATATTGTTCCCAGCCAAATCATTTCAACACTGTCTGTTTCTGGCGTTTATCAAGTCGTACTGGAGTCTCCTACGTTTCAGGTTGTAGGTGAAAATGAATGGGCGAACTGTATCGGTATCACTGTTGTGATCACTGGAGTCGCTGATGGTTAAGTTACATCTACCACCTCCACTAGAAGCTGATATCAGTATGCGTGCATTAGGTCAGTTGGCCTCCCGTTTTGATGATATCGATTTAACCCAATTAATGGTTTATCTCATTGATACTGTCGATAGCAGCACGCTGCATTGGCTGGCAAATCAATTCTCCCTATTTGGCGATGGCTGGGAGCTTGTCGAATCAGACAATGCTCGCCGCACGTTAATCAAATCAGCTATAGAATTGCATCGCTATAAAGGCACACCGTGGTCAATTCGTGAAATTATCCGTCGTTTTGGGTTTGGTGAAATTGATTTAATTGAAAGCACTGGTCAAATCAATTATGACGGTCATGCTAGCCATAACGGTAATTATATTCATGGAGATTCAACATCCTGGGCAGATTATCGCGTCATACTTCAGCAACCTATTACCAATGATCAAGCCTCGCTACTGCGCACTACACTGGCAGCGTTTGCGCCTGCACGCTGCCACCTTGCCAGCTTGGAATATCAGTCTGTATCAATTCGTTACAACAATACTGTCAGTTATGACGGTAGTTACAATTATGGGAGCAGTTAAAATGGCTAATTTGCCGGAAACCCCACAGTGGTCAGAGGGCGTGTATCAGATAGAAACCTCAGACCCAGTGTTAGGCGGGCCTGATGGTATTTCCAATCGGCAGGCTAAACAGTTGGCCAACCGCACAAGCTATCTTAAACAGAAGCTAGAACAAAATGGGAATGAGCTGAAAGAGCACACCGAAGCGAAAGACCCGCATACTCAGTATGCACCGAAAGCCAGTCCCATTTTCACAGGAACGCCAACCGCCCCCACACCTGCTAAAAACGCTAATAATACTCAGATTGCAACAACAGCATTTGTGCAATCACTGACGGATACGGCGAATCAAAGTGCTGTAGCTGCAAATAACAACGCTAATAGCCGAGTACCATCCATTCGTAAAGTAAATGGGAAAGCGTTGTCATCTGATATTTCATTGAATGCCGGGGATGTGGGAAGTTATGCTAAATCTGAGAGCGATAACACTTTCTTGCGTATTTCTAGCGATAAAACTGCAACCGTTGGTAGTTTATTAATTGATAGTAAAACTCCTTTTCCTGAGCTACGTTTCAAATCGAAAGATGGGTATATGGTAGGAATTAATGGTTCGGAAGGAAAATTGTTACATATTTATTCTAACGATCCGAGCAATCAGCGACGTTATAATATATTAATACCTGAGCGAAGCGGTACGCTCGCATTGCAAAACGCAGCTATAAAATCTGAAAATGGCTGGTGGCAATGCGGGGATACGGGAATAATTATTCAATGGGTTAAAGTTGCATCAAGCCAACAGTCATGGGTAAAAGTCAATTATCCAATTTCTTTTAAATGTCAGTTTATTGGCTATGTCGCAAGCATGTCGAGTATCAATACATCAACAGGTCACACATTAGTACGTAATGCAACATTATCGACGTTTGAATATCAAGCTGGCACTCCCAACAACAATGAGAATCCAGGCAAAGTTGTTCATATATTATTTTGGGGGGTATAAATGGTTTATTTCTCCAGAAAAGAAAGCGCTTTTTATAGTGAAGCTCATGAAGAATGTGTTGAAATAACAGCAGAAAAACACAATGAATTACTTACAGGGCAGTCACACGGTTTGTCAATTGTCAGTAATAAAGAGGGTTATCCAGTGCTTACTGAACGCGCCCCGTCCGTTTATCATAAATACGATGGTGAAAAGTGGATAATATCAGAAAGCGGTGTGATAAAACTTAGGCAGGAACAGCAGCAACAAGCAGAACATAAGAAACAGCAACTTATGTTCACTGTAAGTAAACAGATAGCTCCGTTACAAGATGCTGTAGATTTGGGGATGGCGAGTGATGAGGAAAATTCTCGGTTGACCGCTTTGAAAAAATATAGGGTATTGCTGAACCGTGTTGATGCTAACTTAGCGCCAGATATTTATTGGCCCGAAAAACCCAGAGTAATAGAATAAGGGCTGCAATAAACTGGCCCCAATAGTCAGACAGTCTAAGCAGCTAACATGGCCTAGGTTCGATATTATACCGAACTTAGACCATTTAGTTGAGAATTAGTCACCTGGAAGAATTATTTCGGATAACTCGTTCAATAGGTTGTCCATTCTCGTCAAAATATCGGCTTGGCCAAATTTCTGAGGGATGTACTCCGAGATTGTTCGCAATAATCCACTCTCCTTTAGGCCAAGGTCGTGATAGAGCATTAGCTAATGTAGATGAGCTAAGTCCCTCCTTACGTGATACCGCTGCTAAGGTAGTGCCGAGCTTACGTAAGGCAGCGATAATGTCGGCGGTATGCCAATCTTTTTTATTCATTTCCTTTATATCTCCATATAACAAACGCATGAATTATCCTATTTTGGGATATTTAAGTAAATGGTTGATATTCGATTTTGGGATATTAATCAAGGTTAAAGAAATGGCATCGATTTATTCATATGAATATCAAATGGTTATAAACGCTCTTCGTAAGGCTAGGATAGAAAAAGGTATTACTCAAAAAAGATTGGCTCAAGCCTTAGATCGACCTCAATCATTTATTGCTAAAATTGAAAATGGTGAAAGAAGGTTGGATGTAGTTGAATTTGTGCATATAGCACACTTGCTATCTGTCGATCATGGGCTAATTTTAGAAAAGATACTGTTCAAAAAACCACCTAAAAAGCCAAAACGAGCAGAGCTTATAAAATAAAAAATCCCATTTTGGTATAAATCAACAATCGATTGATATTTAATCCTAAATGTTTAGTAGGATTGAATATATGGTTTCAATTTACTCTGATGAATATCAAATAGTTATCAAAGCACTCCGTGAGGCTCGTATAGCAAAGGGGGTCACGCAAGAGAATTTAGCTCAAGCGCTAGATCGCCCTCAATCGTTTATTGCGAAAGTTGAGAATGGTGAAAGAAGATTGGATGTTGTGGAATTTGTTCATATAGCACATTTGTTATCATTAGAGCCAAGTGTTCTCATAAAAAGAATCCCAAGAAAATATTCCTCGATATGCTGATAACTTTCTATCTATGCTAGTTTCATCAGATAGCGTAGCTAAAGAGGGATTCACATAGTTAACTATGTGATAGAACAATTAGGGTTTATATCCCTAGAGTTGTTTTTTGTACTCCGTGTTATGCAGTGTCTATACACGTTTTACTTGGCTAACACTATAATTGGAGCTATCTGCGCTCCTTTTGCGCAGATAGATGTAACTAAACCGGTTCCGCTCCAGGTTGGAGAGGGGGCTGGTTTATAAGGTCATGAGGTCGGCCTTTTCAGCTATAGCTATTTCCCCAATTTTCGGAGCTTCGGCTCCCTTAATTTGACCAACGATTTTTACGCATTGCGTATTGCTAACTTAACCCGAATTCTGCTTAAGCCGTCATTGAAATATCTTTCTCTGAGTAGAAAATTTTCAGTGATGGCTTTTTCAATTTAAGGCTGTAAGCAATCAATCCACCTAAAACACACAACAGAAAGCCTTTT